CTTGGTGAAGTTGCTCCGCTCAGTCAGATTAAAGTATTGTCATATTCTGAGAAGGGTGATTGGACACTAGAAACCAAATATAACATTGGAAAGAAAAAAGAAGTCTAATGGAAAAGTTCAAGTCATTCATCACTGAGGCAAAAGAAGAACCATACAAGTTATTGATTCTGTCACATGATGACCCGTTTGATCCAAATGAAACTGGACCAATGGTTCGCAAGAAAGCATCTGAGTTAGGTATTGAAGTGTACCTTGCTGAGTTTTCTGGAATGTACATGGAAGACAAGGGTAAGGATCAATTGGTATACTCTTTCCCTGTGGATGATGATGGTAAGGTAGAACTGCCCGGTATGAAAGATGATGCTGAGTATGATAAACCATTTCGCATAAATCCTGAGAATACACTGGTTATGGCCAGAGGTATTGGTTCTACTGTTAAGACAGGTAATCTGTCTTGGCGAGTTGCTTGTCTCAATCTGGAGAGTCAGGGTTACACTCTCATCAATCCTGTTATATGCCATGACATTTGCAATGACAAATGGTACAACCAGATTGTGTTTCAACAAAATGATATTCGTACACCAAACACAGTTCTAGTTCGCCATTCAGAAGGTGCTGAGGATGCAGCAGAAAGATTGGGTAATAAGTTCCCGATGATTCTCAAGACCGCTGTTGGGTCACGGGGTGTTGGTGTTATCTGGATTGAAAGTCTAAAAGCACTTCATAGTGTTATTCAGTTGCTTCACAGGGAAGATGAATATGTTGATATTCTTCTGCAAGAATATATAAAGACAGATTATGATGTTCGTGTTATTATTGCAGCTGGTGAAATTCTAGGTGCAATCAAAAGACCTGTCGTTGGAGATGACTTTAGAAGCAACGTCTCACAGGGATCAGAACCACAAGCACATAAATTGACAGAACGTGAATCACAGGAGTCTTTACGAGCAGCAGAATCAGTTCAAGGTCAGGTTGTTGGTGTTGATTTTATTCCTGCAAAGAATAGAGATAGAGAAAGTCCATATTTTATCGAAGTCAACTCTACTCCCGGCCTGATGGGAATAGAGGCAGTACTTTCGAAGTCTGCTGCAAAACCACTCATCAAAGGTAAGGATCGTAGCATCACTAAAGAAATTTTGAAGATGTATATGAATCGTGACAATTGGACCCTTGACAAATCTACGGAAACCTGATATAGTCTTTATATGAACTTTTACACAAACGTATTGCAATACGGTAACTCCATTCTTGTTCGTGAAGTCAGGAATGGAGAACGCACGACTCGCAGAGTTAAATATGAACCTACGCTGTTCGATCTGGTCAATACCCGTGAGGAGACTGGCTACAAAACTCTGGATGGTCAGAGTGTTCTCCCACATAAGTTCGACTCTATCAAAGAGGCAAAACAGTGGGTATCTGATCGTGAGAACCAAAAAGACATTATGTTTGGTAACACACAGTATCCTTATTGCTGGATTGCTGATGAGTATCCTAAACAGATTGATTGGGACTTGGACCAGATGCTCATGGTCACCATCGATATTGAGGTGGAGTGTGAGAACGGTTTCCCCAAACCAGAAGATGCAGCAGAACCTATGCTGTCTATTACTCTCAAGAATCACCAGACTAAACGCATCGTTGTCTGGGGTATCGGTGAGTTCGTCACAGACCGTGATGATGTAACCTATGTGCAGTGTGAGAGTGAAGTACATCTGCTGAAAGAGTTCCTAGCATTCTGGGAACGACACACACCTGATATTATCACAGGATGGAATACAGAGTTCTTTGATATTCCTTATCTCTGCAATCGTATTCGTAACGTATTCGATGAAGAAGAGGTCAAACGTCTGTCTCCGTGGAAGAACGTGTTTGCTCGTGATGTGTATCAGATGGGTCGTACTCATCAAGTCTATACTCTAGATGGCATCGCTGCACTGGATTACTTTGATCTGTATCGTAAGTTCACATACACCAATCAGGAGTCCTATCGTCTGGACCACATTGCGTTTGTCGAACTAGGTGAACGCAAGGATGGCAATCCATACGAGACATTTCGCGAGTGGTACACTAAAGACTATCAGTCGTTCATCGAATACAACATTCAAGATGTGGAGATTGTTGACCGTCTTGAAGACAAGATGAAGCTGATTGAACTTGCATTGACGATGGCGTATGAGGCAAAGGTTAATTTTACTGATGTGCTTGGAACTGTGCGGTATTGGGATATCCTTATCTACAATTATCTGCGCGAAAGAAACCTTGTGATTCCACAGAAAAAGGAACACAAGAAAGTAGATAAGTTTGAAGGTGCCTATGTGAAAGACCCACAGGTAGGTATGCACAAATGGGTTATGTCGTTTGACTTGAACTCTCTGTATCCTCATCTTATCATGCAGTACAACATCTCACCTGAGACGCTTGTTAACAAGGACGCCGAACTTGTTGAGGGTATGGTGGATAAGATGTTGGCTGGTAAGGTAAAGAATGATACAGAATATTGCATGACTCCTAATGGTGCATTCTTTCGCAAAGACAAACGTGGGTTTCTACCAGAATTAATGGAGGGTATGTATAATGATCGTGTCAAATATAAAAGACTTATGCTCGACGCTCAACAAGAGTATGAAAACACTGGGGAAAAGTCTCTACTTAAAGACATTGCCCGATACAACAACATCCAAATGGCGAAGAAGATTTCTCTTAACAGCGCATATGGTGCTATTGGGAACAATTGGTTTCGTTATTTTGATCTGCTGGTTGCCACTGCAATTACTTCATCTGGTCAATTGTCTATTCGGTGGGTTGAGAAAAGCATCAACATTTATCTTAACAAAATCTTGGAAACGAAAGACATGGATTACGTTGTTGCTAGTGACACGGATTCACTGTACATCACTTTTGACGGGTTGGTTAGTAAGGTGTTTAAAGAGGGAACAGACACTAACACTATTGTCAATTTCTTGGATAAGATTGCAAAAGAGAAGCTGGAACCTTTTATTGATAAGTCTTATCAGGCTCTTGCTAAAGTAACCAACGCATACGAACAGAAGATGGAGATGGGTAGAGAGGCAATCGCTGACAAGGGAATCTGGACTGCAAAGAAACGATACATTCTAAACCTGTATGATATGGAAGGTGTTCGGTTCAAGGAACCTAAACTCAAGATCATGGGACTTGAGAGCGTGAAGAGCTCAACTCCTGCACCATGTCGAGAGAAGTTGAAGGAAGCAATTAGGATCATCATGGGTGGTGATGAGGAAATGCTAAATACATTCATACAAGATTTTCGTGAGGAGTTTATGACATTGCCACCAGAAGATATTGCCTATCCTCGCTCCTGTAATGGACTGAAGAAGTTTCGTGGAACAGATCGTTTATTTGCCCTCGGCGCACCCAAACATGTTAAGGGTGCAATACTCTACAATCATCTCGTAGATGAGAACAAACTTGGCAATAAGTACGTTTCTATTCAAGAAGGAGACAAGGTGAAATTTGTGAATCTCAAAGACAATATCTATCAAGCCTCTGCGTTTTCTTTTATGACAAAGATACCAAAGGAACTTGACATATTGCCTATGGTTGACTATACTAGTCAATATGAAGACAGTTTTTTGGCGCCGTTGCGTGTGATAACGGATAAGATGAACTGGATATTGAAAAACGATGAAGTTGGAACACTGGAGGATTTTTTTGGATGAGATATTATCGCTACACACTAGATGACCTAAAGGAATCTTCTGATCGAAAACTATTCTCATACATCTCCTTCTTTGCAGGCGGTGGTGGATCATCTGCTGGTTATAAACTGGCAGGTGGTGATTGTCTTTTTGTGAATGAGTTTCAACAGGTCGCGGTAGATACCTATCTTACAAACTGGCCAAACACTCCACACATTTGTGGTGATATTAAAGATGTCACTGGTAAACAGATTATGGAGATGACAGGTCTAAAGGTCGGTGAACTGGACATACTTGATGGTTCGCCACCTTGTCCACCATTCTCAATGTCTGGTACTAAACAGAAAGGTTGGAATCAGGAGAAGATGGCTTACGGCATGAAGCAACAGAATATCGAAGATTTAACATGGGAGATGATTCGTATTGCTGGAGAGATGAAACCTAAAGTCATCATATGTGAAAATGTCAAGGGTCTGACAATGGACTATGCAAAATCACATCTGGATAAGATGTGTACAGACTTTGAGGCTCTAGGTTACACTACAACATACAAGGTGCTTAACGGTATACACTTCGGTGTTCCACAAAAGAGACAACGTGTGTTCATCATATCAGTTCGCAATGATGTGATGGATGATATTGACATGCCTTGGATGCTCATATCCTCACTCTTTCCAGATGGTGCAATGGATGAGGAACCTACAGTAGAGGATGCAATCGGTGATCTTCGTCTAGATAATGAGAACCGTGTTGAGGCACATGAACTATGTGAGTCGATGAAGAAGAGTGCTAAATACAAGTGGTTGAAACGACTGCCTAAGAATCCTGATAAGGTTGTGTCGGTGGGAGACGATGTGGTAAAACCTTGGTATCAAAAAGTGATTGCTCACAGAAAGAAGTGGGGCAAGAGTGTTCCAGAAGCAAAGAGTTCGTTCTACCAGAGCCGCCGCGTTCCGTGGCATCAGGCAAGTCATACACTTTCTGAGCAGGGATTGCAGACAAGTCTGGCAGTTCACTTACATGCAGCTGAGGACAGAGTGTATACCACCAAAGAGTCAAAACGCATTATGACGCTACCAGAAGATTATATTTTGACAGGGACTCTCAACGAACGCTTGGCGCGTATTGGTTTGATGGTCGCACCTATGATGATGAAGTATGTTGCAGAATCTATTTACGAAAAGGTATTGGAGCCGTACAATGAAGTACATAACAGCAAAGACTGATTATGGTGAGAAAGAGACTTTCGAAAAGTGGAACGGTAAGTTCTATGATGAGAAAGACCTAGATCAGATAATCACCATCACAGAAGACACTGCCATCTATCGTCCAGATTCTACTTTGGGTGAGGAAGGTATTCCAATTGCGTATGTTGCAACAAACTGTTTTGCAGACGACTCTATGAGAGATGTGTTGTACTCTATTGAAGATGTATCTACCATGAGAGCGAACTGCGCTGGACCTATCGATCCAGAGGAAATGAAAAAGAAAGGTTTGATTGAAGGAGAGCATTATAAATTACGCACACCCAATTCATACCATGTTCGCACTAAGTCAGGTGGTTGGGGTATGATTGCATACGCCAATGAAATCAGTTCAGTTATGATTGGTGCGAAACGAGGGCGGTTCACTGGTAAGATTAATGTATCAAACCCCAAGACATGGGAAAAACTAGAGCCTCTGTGCAGGGATGTAGAGATTGCATTCAATCGTGTTGCTCCAGAGATTTACAATCGACAAAGACGATTTGCAGAAGAGTATATCGCACCAGAACACCGTCATGGTATGGTGACCACGATTAGTGCAAATCGGTACAGTGCAATGCAGAGTAGGGCAATGGGTGTCCATTCTGATGGGAAGGACGTAGAATATACAACTATGAGTTGCCACCGACAAGGCGAATACACGGGAGCGTATCTTTCATTCCCACGTTGGGGTGTAGGTATTGATCTTCCAGATAACAGCGTATGCATTGCAGATTCTAAGAGCCTGCAC